ATGCACTATAGACTCATGAACTAATCTATCTAATGATAACGGTCTGTTTACAGAGCTACCCGCTATAACATCTGCAAAAACCCAAGCAGGGTTTCCAGTCCGTTGAACTGCCCATTCGCTACCGTCATATACATTTAATTTAGATGTGCAAACAGCGCTCAAATTCTGCACAACGCCTGATAACTCATCTGTTGCTTTTATTCGCATCTCTAAAAACGTGTGTTGCTTTTTAACTGATACAGGAGCACTATCTTTTAATGTACGTAACACACTCCAAGTAGCATCATCTAAATTCTGATAATCGCCGCCATCGTAGCTCTTAAGTCTTGTTATTTTTACATCGTAATCCGCCGATTCTAACCCGCTAACACCGAATGATACTGTTACCGGATTTTGTCTTTTTTCTCTTATTTTTATAGATCCGTCTGTATTTATAGATACTATTTTAGAACTATAACTATCTGACGTAGGGCACACCCAAGAATAGCTACCTACACCATCGTACTCCTTTCTGCATGATGAAACAGGTACATGATCATTCTCAGACCCTTGAACTGTTATTGTTGTAGCATCAAATGACTTTATAATATATCGACCGCCGCCAATTAATAGGTATTTTCCGACCTCTGGCGTTCCATCACTATAATGTATGACGCTATTTTCATATCTTAAATCAAAACCTATATAAACGTCTTTGTCTGAAGTCGGCATATTTTCATCATAATGATTAAATGATACCGAGTATTCATTAGGTGTTAATGTTATATCTGAGCTATTAACTACTGTTACATTATTTCCTGACGTGTAGTAATTTGATTCTGTAGCATTAGTCCATTCAGAATCAGTTGATTTTTTGTACTGTACTCGAAACTCAACAGACCTTGCTGTTTTATTCCCTGTTTTGTATACGCCAACCAACCCTGACGGAAAATTAAAATCAATCTCAAAGCCGTTAGCGTCCGATGCCGTAACTCGAATTTGTTCATCGCCGTTTTCGTTTAACGCTGAACCAATTGATTCACTTGCAACATCGTTTGTATACAATGTAAAATTAGTATCGTCTCTAACGAAATAATCAACACCATCATACTGGGCTACAGGTGTATTACCAATGCGAATATCTTCAACATCAACAGGCCCATATCCAAAATCATATATCATATATAGAAATTGAGTATCGCCGCTAATCTGAGTGTATGGGTCTGCGGCAAGATTTGGATATACTTTATGCGTACCGTAAACACGGGTTACTGGCCCGTAAGGATTTTTTGAGTTGCTCTGTCCTGATATGGTAAGCGTAGGGCTTTCGCTAGATGATACGCTACCTACTCCGCTAGTAGATGGCGGCGGGAATAATGCGTTCACTAGCATATTCCCAACTAGACCAACGCCAGCGGATAGTATTGATAATCCGGTCTGTCCAAGACCTAGACCAAGACTAGAATTTAACCCTACCGCTATCTGAGGCGCAAAAACAGAAACAGCTATGATAGCGGCCAGCTTAAGAACATCGCCTGTAGGCGCTACGCCAATGCATACGCATGATCCTTCTTTGGGCCGAACTAGCCACCATTGATCACGCTCTATTAATTTATCGCCAATGAAAACACGGATGTTATCTGATAACTGAGGAGGAATGCCGGAAACGGCTATTAGATGAGCAACGGTAGAACCCGTTGAAGCTGATAATATTTTGGCGCTACTGTCAGCGAAACATCGTTTATAGCTGAACTGAATCTCTGTGACTGTAGAACCCATGAACTCTATTTCTCCAACGAACCGAATTTATTTTTTCAATAGCAACACCGCACGACTTATGCGCATGGATAAATCTATATTTATCTATAATTACGCCGACATGCGAGGGGTAACCTGCTATATTAAATACAATTATATCACCTTCGCTAGGTTCGGACTCTTTGCGCCAATCGCCTATCAGGTATTGGTCTTTGTATATTGATTCATTGTTTTTTACGTCTTCAGGGCTTTCGTATGCGTAATCTTTTAACGTAATACCTTTGTCTTTATATATCTGCATAACTAAGCCCCAACAGTCGAAACCGTTGGCGTCACGACCGAAGTCAACGTAAGGGATGCCGATATAATCAATCACGTAAATATACCTGCGAACTCTGACGGCGTATAAGAATCCGCCGGAAATCGACTATTCAACAAATCATCAGCGGTAAGCGTTGCTGATATTTTTTGATCGTTATACGTTATGTTTCGTATTTCAAGATCACGAAAGCTAATCTCTGGATTATCTGGATTTGATGCGAATACAAAATCTAGTTCACACGGGATAGCTCTCGTTGTTGCACGCATTGCCGATATTAATTCTAGCGATACGTTGTCAAACTCGATAGTAACCGTTGTTGTTTTTTCTCCATCCTCGTCCGATAGTGTAGTTGTAACAGGAAACGGCTGATATGTTTTACCATTGGATATAATTTCCTCAGTGTTATTAACTAGATAAACAGTATCAACCCCATCAAACACGCGCACAAGCATAAGAAACGGATCATCGCTGATTTCCGTCGTCATTTGATGATGTGCTAAATCACTAAGAGTACGACTCATGGCTGTTTAATCCATATCATGCTAATGCTGTAGTATGACCCGCTGATAGGCGTTACAACGTATGGAGATTTAAACCGATACACTGATGGCGAACCCGTTAATGGATCATCGAAATCGAAATAACTAACGCCACCTGCAAGCGTAACATCATAAAACGTCTTCAGCGTAGCGAGCTGAGTTTGATCAACGATAATACTACACGTTTGTGTAGTGTATGCCTTTGTAGTACGCCTACGAACCTTTGGAGGCCCAACATCCATGCTCTGTTCGATAAACTGAGAATCATCCTCAGATTTAAACTGAGCTTGCAGTAGTAATTCGTTTATGCTAGCTGGCCATGTTTCAGCCATATTAAGTACCTTTCCGCTGTATACCGTAGTTTGTTCTAAAGTCTCGATCTAGTGATCCTGACCCTATAGCATCTTTCACCGCTTTTAACACTGTCACATTAATAATACGTTCACCACTAGCGCCTTGAGTTTCATTGACCTGAGTCTCGCCGCCTGTTTGATTATTAATATTAACATAAACATTAGAACCGCTTGAGCTGCCACCTTGAACTTGAACACCTAAGTCGCCATTGCTGCCACGCTTAAGAGGAAGTATCGCTTCCGGCCCTGCTTCGCCACCTATGCCGATTTTACTTCCCTGCATACCTATAGCGGTTGGTGTATTTACAACGCCACCGGATGCGTTAGCACTGAATAATCCGCTGAAGAAATCACCAACGCCTGAGAAAAACCCTGACGATGATGCGCTACTAGAAAGACTATCAACTAGCGGATTTGTTATATTTTGCTGTATAACTGCCCTTGCTATATCTTCTAGTATAGAAACTGCAACGTCACCTAACGACTCATAACCGAGAATAGCATCCTCAAGCCCTTTTGATATTGAGTCAGTTAGTTTTTTGTGGTCTTTTTCTAATTCCCTAGTTTCTTTCGCGCTTTCTTTTTGAACTTCTTGCATTTGCTCTTGCTTTTCAATCGCTTGAGCTTGAGCTTCAGCAACTTGTATTAACTCAGCCGCAAGCTCTTTGTTGCTTATTTTTGACGCTTCAATACTCGCAGCGTATCTAATTGCAGCAGCTCGACCTTCGTTAGTTGCTACGGTCTGCGCTTTCATTCGAGCTATAGAGTTTTTTATTGCTGTTTCTTGGCGTTCCAGCGCTGTTTGCTCTGCCTTATATGATGCTTCTGCATCCTTCCTTGCCTGAACCTCTAGCTCTTTTGCTTCTATGGTATTGTATAATGAATTAATTTCTTGTATTTGAGCTTGAGTAGCACCATTAGATAGTGCAACATTTAACGCTTTCTGCCTATTTGATTCACCTATCCCTTTAGACTCGAGTTGCAACGCTTCTATCTGCTTTTCTATAGCATTTGTTACTTTAGACGTACTTTCGTAAGCCTTGTCTGCACTCTCTACTATTGCATCATACGCACCATCAAGTTCTTGTATTCTGTTTTTTACATCTTGAACCGCTGCCTCTTGAGCTATTATTTCTTCAGTTAAGTTTCCATATGGATCTGGCGATGATTTAAGTCGTTGAAGCTGTTTCTCTGTCTGTTCTAACTCTTCGTTTAAAAGTCTGTTTTGCTCAACAAACTGGAATATATTAAGGTCTCTTAACGCCTCATTATATGCAATTGTATCCTCTCTTAGATCTACTAATTCAGAGCTAAGATCATTTGCAGCCTCACCAGCACCAAAAAAAGCCGCTATCAACGGCCCAGCTAGCGATGCAGTAATACCAGCTACAGCACCTAGTAATGGTGCGCCTAAAACAAAACCCAAATCCGCTGCCTGCTGAGACAGTGCAACCATTGGATCTACTCCGCCCTGAACCTGACCTACAAGCTGTTGAACCTGTATGCCAGCCTGACCAGCTTCTTTGGACAGATCGGAAGAGCGTCGTGTAGAGCACGACTTGAGATATAACTGGACTGGTGCACATGATGAAAAAAAGAA